CGGCTATCGTAACCTGTGCGCCCATCAGAGAGCCTCCTTGAATTCGAGTCCGTCGTCGTCCCAGCCCCACGCCCCGACGGCGGTGAACGTCGGCTGCTTGGTCAGGGTTGCGTACAGGCGCGGGATTCCCTGCGAGCCCGAGGGCCCGATCTTGTCGTCGGGATCCACGACCACGGGGTCATGGAAGCGCGCCGAATTGGCGACGGCCTCGAGGGCGAGCTTCGTAGCGTCCTTGATCGTGCCCATGGAAAAGCTGTATTTCCGCTGCCTGACGCCGAGATCCGCGAATATCTGTCCGGTGATGGAGGCCGAGAGCTGCGTCGTGTCGTCGACGTCCGGCTTGAATGACTGGTCGATGGGCTCAGTCGATTCCCAGCGCGCGCAGAGGTAGACGCGCCCGATCGTGAGGAAGCCATCCGGGTTCGCGGCGTCGTCGATCGAGACGCGCCAGTAGCGGTAGCTGGCCGAGGCGAAGATCGACAGGATAAGGGGGTCGGAGGGATTCCCTCGCAGGTCCAGCGAGGGCGCGCCCCAGGCATCGGCCGCGTTTCCTTGAATCCTGACCGTCGCGGCCGCCGTGAAGTTGTGGCCGATGATCGCGAGGGAGTCGGCGGTGATCGCAGTTCCGGCGTCGATCTTGACCCATTCCCCGGCCAGTCCCGTCGAGCGCCAGGCGCGCGAGAGGTGGGGATGCTGCGTGTTGGTCCCGGCGTAGCCGACGGCTTCCGAAGAGTCGGTGAGGGTGCCGGCTTTCCACAGGTCATTGTAGAGGATCCTCATCGGACTATCGCTCCCGCGTGGATGATGATCTCCTGATTCTTCGAGGCCTTCTGGAGCCACTTCGCGAAGACCGCTCCGTCGAGGGAAATGGAAACCTGCTGCGGGATATCGCTTCCGCTGGACCGCCCGGCGGGAGTGACCTGCACGTGCTCGCCGGACTCGACGCGCATGGGGAAGGTGTCGTTGTTGTATCCCGGTGGGACGATGAAGTCCGCTCCTTCCGAAAAGGACACAGCCGAAAGCGCAGCGCCAGTGGCCCATGCTGCCACCGCACCACCTGACTCGATGCCTGCCGCAGCGAAGAATCCCGGTGCTGCGGCAGCACCAACGATCGAGGCGATTGCCGCGATCGCCTTGATGGTGTCGGCCGCAGCGGCAGCGGCGAGGTTATCACCGATAGCGGAGATTATCCGTCCGATCGCATGGACTGCAGCTTCTCCGAGGCTCTTCCATGACAACTTTCCAGCCAACAATTCCTTGCCAAGCTCTTCAGATATCGCCTTGGCTACACTGATAGCGGCATCCTTGACGAAGTTCTGCCTTGCCAGCTCTTCCTGCGCGGCCTTTTCCCGCGCCGCCTTCTCCATGGCCAGCCGTTCATTGTCAGCATCAATCAGCAACTTGTTCCGAAGGTCTGCTGCGGTCTTTGCGTTGGCTGTCTCCGTAGCGTCAGCGGCCTTCATCGTAGCTATGGCCGTCTGCCGTGCGTCCAGCAACAACTGCTCTCGCAGGGCTGCTCCGTCCTTCGCGTTCTTGGTCTCGTATGCTTCCTTGTCCTTCGCTATCTTCTCGATTGCCAACGCGGCATCCGCTATCTGCTTGTTGTCAAAGTCAATGAGTTCCTTGGTTGCCTTCGCCTCGTCGTCCGCCGCCTTCTTCTGGGCCTTGGCCTTGTCCTGCAGTGACTTCTCATATGACTTGTACTGCGCCTCGTAATTCAGCCCATAATTCTCCGTTACACGGTTGGACATCGCCAGGGTCGTGGTGGCCAAGTCCTCCGCCGCCTTCTTCGCCGCGATGTCATCATCGATCCTCTTCTTGGCCAATCCCGCGATCGCTTCAGCGTTCGCCACTGCCCTTGCGTGTGCGGCGGCTTGGAGGGAAATAACTTCCCTGTATGTCGCGGTGTTCTTGTCCAGCTCGCTGCTCACGTCGCCGAATATCTTCTTGATCGTGAGCGCCATCGCCGGTATCCCGACAAAGGCATTCGTGATAAGCAGGACAAAGGATTCTCCCAGAAGCCACACGTCCTTGAATGCGACACCGACAAGATGGATCGCCGCGGCGTGCTCGTTCATCTTTGTCGCAACAATGGTCAACGCATCGCGCAGTGGCTGCATTGTCTCGTTTATGAACCTGCCTATCTGCGCGCCGACTTCCTCCCACTGGTTCTTGAAGTTCTTGATCGACACGTCGGCGGAATTGGCGAGCACGTCTTTCATGCTGCCGTACTTTTCGAGGAGCATGTCAACGGCGGCACCATTCTTCAGCTGCTCGACGGTCAGATCCTTCAACTCAGGAGTCAATCGTCCCAGCCGCCCGATGTTTCCCGCGAACGTGGCGTCAAGTTGCGTCAATGCGGTGTTGAGGTCTATCCCCGTCGCGTTTGACAAGGAGTTCGCCGCTGTCAGCATGTCCTTGATCTGGTCGTCCGTCCTTCCGGTTGACGCCAGCAAGGTTATCATTCCCGACGAGACTTCCCTTGAAACGCCAGTAAGCAGGCTGAAAGAATCCACCAGCGCGAGGATCGTCTCGGTGTTGTGCGGAACTCCTGTCGCCGTGGTGTTCAACGCGGAGTTCAGCCGTATCTCGGCCTTCTCGTCCTCGGCGAACGCCTCGACCATCTGGTTGGCGGCCTCGACCAGCTTCTTGAATCCCTCGACAGCCAGCATCCCCGCCGCGATCTTCGTAAGGTTGAACGCCTCTTCCCAGCTCTTGTCAATCTTCTCGGCGAATGTCTCGTGCTTTCCAACGGAGTCCTTGGCGGCGTCCTCGCCCTCCTTCAGCCCATCGATGAGCTGCTGGGTCGAGACCTTGAGTAGTAGTGTCGCCTCGCCAAGGTCAAACGCCATGACTCACCCCTATCCCGAAGGCAGCCGCGTTCGCCAGCGCCTGCCCGGTCGTGTCCTTGCCCTCGATCTGGCAAGACCTCTTCCATTCAGCCAAAACCTTCCGCTCGTCAGACTGGCTCGCGTGCCCTCCGGCCAGCAATCCGACTGTCCTTGCGCTCAGATGCTCCTCCGCCTCCAATGGACGCAACATCTCAAGATATGCCCGGAGCCAGAGTAAGGGCATAGTCAGCCAGTCGCCGGTGTCTCCTCCATAGAATCGCTGGAGACGAGGGATGATCCGTCCATAATCGGTGGGGCCAGTGTCGGTTCCGGCGTCTCCGCTGCTCCCTTCCTCTCGGAGACGCCGGACGTGAAAGCCCGGATGATGGCGAGCTTCTGCTCAGGCCGCAACTTGTCCCGGACAGCGTCCGGAAGCGCCAGCACGACCATGCCCATCACGTCGTCCGAGTACGATCCGATCTGGGCGAGGTCTCCGACGTCAATGTCCTCGCCATTGATTCCCGCGAGCACACCCTTGGAAAGCTTGCGCAGCCGAGCGTTCTCGGTGAGCGACAGCTCCTCCGGAGCGCGCATGAAGTAGTTGGCGCCGTCGATCTCGATGTAGTCCCTGTCCGGCTCCAGGGTGTCCATGGTGACGAGTAGTTTCCCCATGGCTTACAACGGGTAGGTGTTCTGCGCGATGACCTGGCCGAAGCGCACCGCGTCCGATTCCGCGTTCGGATCCTCAAGCACCTTGAACTGGAACTTGAGTCCAGCCGCGTCCCCGTTGGAATTGAACTTCACGGCAGGGGATGCCGCCTGGTAGACCTTCGGGAACTGGTATTGCATGTTCATCCCGTCGCCGTAGGGAGATGGGGCGCGTAGCAACAACGCGAAGGTCATCACGTCGAAGCCCTGCCGCATGGGCATGCCCTTGGCTCCCGCCACGCCAGCGGCCTGTCCGATGTTGTACAGGCCAACGGCGTTGAGCGCCTTGGAATACTGCTCCAGGGTGAGGTCTTCCACCTCAACGTCAATGGTCAGCAACTCGGCGGTTCGGACGACCTTTACCGGACCGGATGATCCGGTGGTGAAGTGCTCCTTCAGCGTCTGTCCATGCGTGATGGTCACGCCACTTTCAGCCTGGTTGCGTTTTCCGGCGGTGCCGAGAGGCATCCAGTTTCCGGTGGGCGTGGCGTCAACGGTCGGGAAGGCTTCGCCCTCATAGGCGAGGTACACGTCTGCAGGCGACATTACGATCTCAAAAGGCATCATGATATTCCGATCTCCCTTTCGTCGGCACGGATGGAGAACTGCCGACGCATTGCGGGCCAGAGTGTTTCCGGATCCCGCGCCTGGATGGGTCCACCGACGAGTGTGGCATTGTGCAGCAGCACACCCCCGACCACCTCGCGGCTGAGCGTCTTCAATGCTTCGGAAACTGCGCGCTCGAGGCGTGCGGCTTCGAAATCCGATTCGGCGTAGCAGACGGCTTCCACGTTCGCGCGTGTCGTGAAGCCGATCCCGGGGTTGCTCGGGCCGCCGCCGGGCACCAGGACGACGCACTTGAATGGCATCGCCTTGATCCAGGCCTCGTCCGACGGGATCCCGAGCACGTAGATCTCCGGGATCTTCACGGCGCCGGATGCGTCGGTGAAGAGGTTCGTCACCGCAGCCTGCGCCATCAGGTAGCCGCGGAGGGCCGACAGGTAATCGGTCATTGCCCGGTCTCCGCCCTGATCCGGTCAGGCAGCGAGGGATAGTTCGCCTCGGCCTGCGGCATCAGGAAGGGCCGGGGCCTGAGGCCCGGGTGCTTGATGAGGATCCCGCGCCCGAAGCCGTTGCGGATGACATAGGGGTCCGTCCCCTGCTCGATGTACAGCGCGTACTTGACCGAATACGAGCCCCAGCGACCGACCAGGGCGTTGCCTTCCTCGCGCGTGGCCTCCATCTGGATGGAGCCCTCGAGGATCCCGGTGCGGTTGCGGAAACTGTGCTCCCGCTTCGCGCCCTGGACGCAGGTGGCCATGAGCCCGTCCATCGCCCGGCGAGCCCCGGAAACGATGCTGGCGGCCACTTCCTGGCCCTTGTAGTTCAGGCTCATTTGTATTCCTGCAAGGACAGCTCGATGTGATCGCGGCGATGGAAGACATCGTCGATCGTGAAGGCGCCGAAGAGCTGATTCCCGCTGCGGTCCAGGACCTGGGCGATCCTGTCGTCCGGCCTGATGTCCGTCCCGAGGGGCAGCATCATGCCGGGCGTGTCGATCGCGACCACGCGCTCCGGGGCGACGCGGGTCTTGCCCGAGCCCCCGGCCGCCCATGCGTAGCAGGGAAACAGTCCCCCGATATCCTGCCAGACCGGCGTCCCGCCCTGCCCGAATCCGTCGCGCCTGGTGGGGTCGACGGTCCCGGGCGCGAGGTTGCGCTCGATCGTGCAGCGCATGGTCATGCGCGAGCGCGCGCTCATGCGAAGCCCCATTGGACGAGCCCCGCGATGATGCGCGCCTTCTCGGCGGCGTACTCGACCGCCGTCATGCTGTAGTCCCCTACCCGCTCGCCCTTCAGGGCGTTGTACTCCAGCTCGATCTTGACGAGCTGGACCAGCGCCATGTCGCGCCGGTTGGAGTCGGCCGCGGCGTAGACGACGGTGATCTCGGGAGCCCACGAACTCCGGGTATTGGTGCCCGTCGCCAGGCGCTCGACCATCCTGCCGCCGACCAGGCGCGCGTCGGCGGTGGAGGTGCCTGAAATGTCCAGGAGCTGCGTCGTCCCGTCGCTCTCGCGCTCGGTGACCGACGTCAGGCTGGAAGCCAGGCGGCTCAGAGTGAGGTAACGGCGGAAGTCGCCGGTGATGACCTCGGTGACCGGAGTTGCGGACCCGTACTTGGACGTGAGCTCCTCGTCCACGGCCGACAGCACGAGCTGCAGCGCCGCGTCGGGGAGATCCGTCTCGATCTGTAGTCTCAGGCCCGCAAGGTCGATCATCGCTTAGCCCTCGTAGATCGCGAAGGTGAGGCCGGTGATCTCGGAGAAGTTGAAGCGCATGTCGTTCGCGCCGTCGTTGAAGAGCGTCGGGGGGAACGGCCCGAACATGAGGTCGCCGGTCGTCGCCGGGATGGTCCCGGTGGGATCGGTGAGATCCAGGCCCTGGACCTGGGCGGGCGTCTTCATGGTCAGGGTGCAGGAGCCCGCGCCCGACTTCTTGACGTGCAGGTAGGCGCGGCCGGAATTCTTGAAGACGAAGTCGGTCGTGCCCGCGATGATGCCTGCGGTGTAGACGCCGGCGAGGCCCGCGCGGGAGATCTTCTGGCTGGAAACTCTGGTATCGGCCATGGTCCTTTACTCCTTGTCCGTCTCGGGCGCGCCCTTGTTCGGCGCGTTCCGGATGGCCTTGTTCTCGGGCGCGGGCATCTCCTTCAGGAGGTGCTCGTGCTTTTCGGCGATCGTCTGCCCGGGGACGTAGGCGAGCTTGTGCTTCGCCAGGTCGTCCTCGGTGACGAGCGCCTGCTTGTTCTTGGTCAGGTAGAGGGAGGTCCGGGCAATCATTTGTCCGCCTCGTCTTCCGCCGGCGCCTGCTCTTCAGCCTCGTCGCCCTTCGCGGGCTTGGCGAGGTCGGCCAGAGCAGCTTCGCGGACCAGCTCGTTCTCGACCTTGTTCTCCTCGAGGCGGTCCTCGATGCTGGCGAGGGTTTCCTCGGCGCTCTCCGCCGGAGCCTGGTCTTCGGCCTCGTCGGCGATGATTCCGGCCTCGATCCAGAACCGCTTGAGGCTCGAGTCGAAGGTGAGCTTCGTCCCGGCCTCGTATTCGACCCCGTCGTACCGTGCGGGTTTCAGCAGGGTCCGCTTGATGGTATCCAGCGCCATGATCTTCTCCTTGCGGGCGGCCAGCCCGCGCCGGCCGCCCATGGCCTTAGCCCGTCACCGGCGCGATGGCCGCCTGCTGCGTCGGGTTGAAGCGCCCCAGCCGCGCGATGTTCGCGCTGCACAGGACGGTGGCCGAAGCCACGGTCACCTTGACCGCGACCCAGGTGAACCCGTTCTGCACGTCGAACGCCGACTTGTCCGCTTCGATGATCAGCTCGCCCTCGACGGTGCTCTTGACCACGGTGGCGTCATCCGGAGAGGAGGCGAGACCGATGACCGTGTAATCGTCCACGGCATAGATCGACACCGTGCCAGCGGCGTTGACCGCGAAGCATCCGGGCAATCCATAGGTGACATCGTTCAGGCACTTGCACAGCTCGTCGCCGTCCGCCGTGTCCGATCCAGAGATCGAGAACTGGCGGCTGGCCAGTGTCGTGACCGTGGCGTGCGCCGTGAAGACATACGTGCCGAAAACGGCTCCGTTCTTGTACAGCGTGCACGTGATCGTGCCCGTGGCGAGGAAGGTCGCAAGCACGAGCTTCATCACCTGGCCGCCCACGAGGGCGGTGGAGGTCGCGGAGAGCGAGCCGATCGCCTTGGCGGACGTGCCCGAGCGGTCCTTGGCCTGCAGGAACTCGACCTTGACCGTGCCTGCCGCGACCATGGCGGCAAACTGGGCGGTGGCCATGACCTTGCGCCACATGGTCATGTTGAAATAGCGTCCGGTGGCGTTCGTGGACGCGAGCGACTGCGCGACGAGTGCGGGATCGATCTTGATCTCGTCGACTATCCTTCTCTTGGTACCCATTCTGCCCTCCAAAGGCAGGGGCTGGCGCGGATCCTGTCAGGCCCGCGCCGGCCTCTTGTAGCGATGGCTATCTGGACCAACGGCCAGATTCGCGTGTTTTTTACTTGAGCACGATCATCGGGCTGGCGTAGTCCACGCCGTTGTCCATGAGGATGGGGTTCTTCACCCAGGGCTGGCCGTCGTAGAACCAGGTCATCTTGATCGCGGTCTGGTCCTCGAGGAACTTGACCTGGTCGGACGCCTGGATGTAGGGGCCGGAGCCGTCCTTGATGAGGTAGTAGTTCGCGTCCACGAACATCAGGTCGCCTTCGGAGCCGAGCGTCGGCTGGCGGAAGGTGAAGTAGATCGGGTAGCCGAGCAGGGTCGGGCTGATCCCCTTGGTCGCGTCGCCCTGCACGAAGATCGCGTTGTTGTTGAGATCCGCGAGGCCGACGATCGCGGGGATCGTCTTCTGGTTGGCGACCCAGAAGCCCTTCCCGCCGACCTGCAGGGAAACCATCTGCAGGATGTCCGCGAACTTGATGGTTGCGGCCGTGTTGCGGATGACGTTCATCTTGCAGGGAGCGTTGAGGAGACCGAGGGGCTCGTTCATTCCCGAGCCCATCATGAACTTCAGGTCCTCGAGGGCCATCTTCGCGGTCCGGAAGAGCTTCTCGATGAACGCCGACATGGCGGGGGCGTTCCGCAAGAGGCTGTTTCCCACGAGCACGTAGCCGGAGGTCCGCTGCGGCTCGAGGATGACCAGGTCGAGCTTCGGATCGTTCGCGGCGCCCTGCGTGCCCTCGTTGACGGGCGAGAAGGTCACGCCGGCGAGGATGCCGGAGCCGCCCTGCCTGAGGGCGGGGATCTCCAGCTTGCCGTCGGGGAACTGGCCGGAGGGCAGGACCATCGAGCGGGAGCGGAGGATGGCGTCCTGGGGGTCGACCATGAGGATGGACTGGCTGACCTCGTCGGGGACCGCGAAGCCGCCGGACTCGCCGACGTCGATGCCCATCGCCTTGAGCTCGGCGCCGCCGTTGTAGATGGCCTTCTGGACGAAGTCGCCGAAGTTCTTGAAGCGCTTGTCGCTGCCGTCCGCGTTCTGCTTCGGCGCTCCCTGGGGGAACATGGCGACGGTCTTGATGCGCTCGGCGTTGCGTGCCGCGGCGCCTTCGAGCTCGACGAGGCCCTTGATCTCGGTGTCGAGCGCGTCGAGCTCGTCGTTCATGGCCTTCACCTCGAGCGCTCGGGCGGAGAGGTCGGCGCCCTTCAGCTGCGTCGCCTTCATGAGGTCGTGGGTCTCGCCGGCGTCCTTGAATATCGCCTCGAGGGCCTTCTGCTTGAGCGCGAACTCGTTTCGCTTGCTTACCAGTATCGGATTCATGGGGCTATTCCCTTCCTCGGTTGAGGATGCCGTAGAAGCGCGACATTTCGCGCGCGAGGGCGTCGTGCTTCTCGGCCACGGGTTCGAGTTCCCCGATCAGCTCCAGGAAGAGTGCCTTCATCGCCTGCGCCTCTTGCATTGTCAGCGGCGATATGTGGGAATCCTTCTGCTCCCTCATCGCCGCGACTTCCTTGATCCGGTCGATCAGCTCCCGGGCGTCCCCTGAGACGCGCTTGATCTGCTCGATCAGACTTTCCCCCGCCTTCTTGATGGCGAGGGTCTGCGTGCCGTTGCCCGCTCCCATGAGGACGGGCGACACCTCGTTCGTCGTGATTCGCTTCAGTACCCGGATGCTCTGTCCGTCCACCTGGCGATACTCACACTCGATGTCAGGCAGGGCGTATGACCATTCCTGCAGGTCCCCTACGTTCTTGACAGTCTTGTAGGTCTCCTGGCCGCCCATCGTGTCCAGGAAGAACTTCGCCCGGACCTTTCCGCCGTTGCAGCCCTTCTCGCCGCACACGGGGCAGACATCGCCTATGCAGTCGTGGACATCGCCCTTGCCTACCGGGAGCGCGCCCTCCCAGGAGTTATGGCCATAGGCGGAAATGATGACGTCCTGCTTCCCGAAGGCGCCGGGCAGGGTCAGGTCGCCCTGCTTGTCGACGACATTGAAGGGCGCGAAGAGGGCGGAGAAAGAGCCGTCGTCCGCCATCTTGAACTGGGCGAAAGCGACGGACTTGCGATTGGGCTCCATCATGCGCTCCTTACACATCCTGCGCGGACAACCCGCAGGGCTTGATCTCGGACCAGCCGATCTCGACGCCGAGCTTGATGACGCCCGTCGCCCCTAAAAGCGTGTTGTTCTGGAGGACGAGGCCCTCGCCCGTGGTGAGGTAGAGGCCCATCAGGTTCTTGTGCGACTCGTCCATGCGGTTCATGTCGGGATCGAACATGCCCGCGTTGATCGCGTTCGAGACAGCCGCTCGGATCTCGATTGGTACCGTCGAGAGCGTGCGGTCGCCGGGGGTCAGGGCCACTGCCTGCGCGATCTGGATCGCCCCGGGATTTGTTCCATCCCAGAGGACGGAATCGGCGTGCGTCACCTTCTTCGCGTTCCATCGGCCAACCGGGGGGCGCAGGTCGGTGCCTCCCGACGGGTTGGTCGTCGCCTTCGCACTCTTGAAGAGCGAGTGGTCGACGATCTGCGCCGATCCGAAGGCGGTGACCGTATACCAGAACCACTTGAAATAATGGATCACGGCATCGAGGTCAGGCTTCTTCCACTGGAAACTGAAGACGTCTGCGCCCGCCGCGAGGCCTGCGGGCAGAAGGCCAGTGTACTGCGATACCGCGAACTGCCCCTGTACCGCGATGTTGCCTTCGGGAATATTCGGTGTCAGTACCATCAGGTGCCTCCGTTGTCGTATGTGTTGTCCACGATCGGTGCCAGGCTCAAGGTGCCATTCGGATGTTCTGAGTCGGCCATAGCCCGCCCCTCGTCGAAGCTCACTTCATCGCCGTCCCGCGCTATGCATTCCTCGTCCGAAGTATCAAGGCGCCCGTCGAAGACCATGAGGCCTGTCACGGTGTCGGTGGATTCGTAGGCCTCGATGCTGGAAATGTTCTGCGCGTATTTCGTCTCTGTCCGCGCGATCATCGCCGCGCGCATCTCGGAGGTGGCCCAGGGCCCGGACTCCACGGCCGCCTGGATCATGTCGGCGATTGCGGCCGCGCCCTCGCCTGCCTCCCGCCCGGCCTTGATGGCCTGGAAGATCGCGTCGCGCGTCTGCTGCGGCAGGTCCACGAGGCCCATCCGCTTCCCGCCCATGGCGATGATGCGATATTCCGCGGGCGCATCGAGGTTGACGCCCAGGCCCAGGATCTCGTCGATCGACTTGTAGGTGAGGCGCGCGATCTTGATGTACATGGGCGGGTATTCGAGGTTGAGCGTCCCGAGCGCTTCCTGGACAGGGCCGGTCAGGTCGGTCCAGTCGAACTCGTCGCCATCCTGCTTGAGGCTGTGCATGTTCGCGATGTGGGCGAATATTTCCTTGGCCCTGAGGCCATAGGCCTTGAAGCGGGCGTTCAGGTGGCTCGCCCATTGCCCGGCGAAATGCTTCGCCTCGCGGTCCAGCCGGCGCTGCAGGCGCAGCTGCGCGCGCGTCATGTTACGGCCTTTGACGGCGATCACGGCGCGCCTCCCGAAGCTTTTTTTTTAGCCTTCGCGGGCTCGGGCCCTTCGGCGATGTCCTCGGCGTCCGGAGTCTCGCCGGGAGTCTCAGGCGGCTCGGCTGCGTCCTCCGGATCGGGAGCGACGGGCTCGGTAGGCGGCTGCTCTACGCCGAGCTGGTCGAGTGGCGTCACGACGATGGACATCGGCAGGTACATGACATCGGGCGTATCGTCCGAGTCGTAGCCCTTCTGCTCGCGGTACTCGCGCAGGCTGATCGCACCGCCCTGGAGTTCCTTCAGCGCCCGGTCGGTCGTCTTGTTCACGTCCTCCTGGAGCACCCGAACCTTGGAGTTGTCGAACGCGCAGCGAAAGTTGTCAGGGTTCGGCTCGAACTCGCCCATCAGTTGCAGATCCCACTCATCCGACCAGAGTTGCTGCATTGGGATCACACAGTCCTCGTAGGCCATGGCGCGCATCTCGGACATCGTCGCGCCGACCTTGGTATTCTGCAGTCCCGCGCCCAGTCCGACGACCGCCGCGGGGATTCCGAGCACAGCCGAGACGCGCTCCTCAGGGATGCTGCGCAGCTTCGCGAGGTCCATCTTCGAGGCGTCGACACCCATGTACTCGACCTTGGTCGGTCCCGTCATCACCATGACGTCGCCCATCTTGGTCCCGCGGAAATCCTCCTGGATCTTCTTCTTCGCGGCCGCGGGGTTGTCGCCCAGGCTCATGCCCTCGAAGGCCGGCGACAGGATCGTTCCGATGACGCCCGCGTTCTTCAGCAGCATCGCCGTGAACATTCCCGCCTCGAGGTCCGTGTAGATCGACTCGAGGAGGATCCGCAACGGGCTGATCCCGAGGCGCATGTTGTTCGGGTCGACGCCGTAGCGCAGATGGACGAGCTCCTCGGGCAGCACCTGGACGATGTGGCCTGACTGGCCCAGGGGGAAATACTCGTAGTAGTCGATGTACCCCGTCGCAGGGACGTGCGGCCTGATCGCCCAGGGCGGAATCGCCTGGAGGCCGATGACGCGCAGGTGGCCATCGCGGATCTTGAGGCTGTAGGCATTGCCGTCCGTGAGGAAGCAGATCGCCTGCGCCATGAGATAGGCGGACCCGGAGAAGTACGGCGAGGGGTGCTTGAGCACGCGAGCGAGCGGATGCTGGAAGTCCATCGTCTCGTCGCCCTCGGTCTGGATCCCGATCGGCGACTCGGCCATCCTGCGCGCTGCCCACAGTACGGTCGCCATGAGCAGGTCCGAGGTCGTTCCGTCGCCGACCTGCTCACGATAGGTCTGTCGGGAGCGGTACTTGTCGGCCCGGTTGGAGTTCAGGGACTCGCCGAGCCAGTCCATGAAGTAGCCCTTGCGCTGTGGGGCCGGGGAATCCTTGTAGAACGGCGAGCGCATCTTGATGCCCATCAGGCAGCCCCCCAGGTGTTGACGCGGGGCGAGTAGAAGCAGAGCAGCAGCGCGTCGGCCTTGTCAGGCGAACGTCCATACCGCTTCTTGAAATCAGCCTTGGATTCGATCTTGCGGCGGTCATCGGGAGTGTATCGGTATTGCCTTCCCGCCAACTCCTGCATGAGGTCGGGATCGTCGGGGATGTCGATCCTGTCGATGGGCAACGTGAACCATTGCTCGTCCGCGCAGGTCGTGTATCGTTTCGCGTCCGCTGGCTTGCCGCCATTGTGGACAGGGAGCACCTTGGCCCCCATGTCGCGCAACTTGTCCGTCACCCCGCCGCCCACGCCGTCGTCATCGACCTTGATCAGCACGGATGGATCGCGCCCCACCATGTCCCATGCGGCGCGCGCGACAAGTTGCGTGTCAGCGCCCTGGAATGTCTTCGATCCGATGATCTTGATTCCCTGGCGTTTGTAGATCACGCTCCGATCATCGCCGAACCGCGCAACGTCGATGCCAAGTTCAACCACGCCAAACTCGCTTGGTTCAACGGTGCGATCCATCGCGGCTCGGATCGCGGCGCGGCTGATCACAGACTTCGTGCCCTGCATCCGGGGCGCGCCCTTCCAGATGTGCTCGGCGAGGTCGGGGTCGCGTTTGAAATCCTCGTCCATCTCCGTCTGCAGCTCGGCAGTCCACCATGGATTATCGATGGCTCCCGGCTCAAGATCGACAAGGATCATGTCGTCCCGCGTGGATCCCCATGACCGAGCGATAATTGGATCAATCTCCTCGTCCGGATTCATGGAGAACCAGAGTTCCGATCCGGGCTTGCGCAGTGTCGGAATGAGCACGTCGAGTGAGTGCGCGGTCACTGACTGCGCTTCCTCGATCCAGAAAATATCGAAAGACTCAAGGGATTTAATCTGGTCGGAGCGAAGATCGGAGATGCCCCGGAAGATTATATGCGTTCCGGTACGTGGACAGTCGATGTATTCCTTGGTGACCATCCAGCCCGTGTACCTGAGCCGGTCGATGCTGTCCCGCAGGAGCTTCCAGACTGACTCTTCAAGGGTAAGCTGCACCTCACGAAGGGCAACGATGTGCTTGCGTTCGTAGTTTCCGAGCTGGAGCAACAGGCTTCCGATTGACCAGGACTTCGCACCCGCTCCGCGTCCTCCACGGCAGCCCTTGATCCGGGCCGGATTCCGGAACGCCTCAAGCTTCGGCGACACCCGCTCGCGCTCACGCTGCTCCCAGAGTTCGATCAGCTCGATCTCTTCGGACTCAGTGAGGCCGTGCCTGGTCGCGGTCATACGCCCGCCTTGGCCAGGATCTCGGCGATCCGTGCGGCGCGCTCGGCTGGTGCCAGGCTCGCGGTTTCAAGCGGTCCGCCGTCCTTGCCTGTCAATTCAACGGACTGTGTTGGCGTGCCCCATGCCCGGTTCAGGATGACCTCAGCCGCGCGGATCTTCTCGGCAGGTCGGGTCTTCGCTCCGCGCATGACAGCGGCAAGTGTCTTGATGGCCTCAAGTGACAACTCACGAGTAGCCTGCTTGATCTCATCGGGAACTTTTGGACGCCCGCCACCTGGATTACCCGGCTTGAAGGATGTGCCGTTTGCATGCCGATTTACGGGTTTAGGTTTAATTGCCTTCGAGCGCGCTTCCCCGGCGCCTTTGGGTTTGCCCTTGGTTGCCGGGGAATCTTTGCTTCGCGCCGCTCGGGTATTGCCCATGATTCATGGCATAACGATTTATTTATCATCACGCAAGAGCCGTCAATTGGCACGAACTGGTACGAACTGGTACGAACTGGTACGAACTGGTACGAACCGAACCAATAATTCGTAATAAATCGTATCAGATCATCCCGGAATGAGGGCTTGAGCCTCTGTGGTTGCCCGTGGCGTGCGCATCCACTCAGGCTGGATCGGTTTCTTCAAGGCATCCCGGCGCTCCCTCTCGGCCGTTGACCTAACGAAATATATCGGCTTGGGATTCCCGTCTCGGTCTTTACCGATGTGCCTGTCTAAGCAACCCTTCACGCATTCCTGGTACGACAGGAAATGTTTCTCAGTCAGTCCGCCGTATTTCGCGTAGGCGTCTCGTGTCTTTGTCCAGCCAACCTGGAATCCGCAACGAGGGCATGAGTCGAAAAGACTATGGTCAATCTTGTCGTCGTCGCTTGGACACATCGTGTACTTGAATTGGTTTCCGCAGGCATCGCAATACCAATCCTCGGCCGGGACAAACCGGGACTCGTGGAATCCAATGCCGAGTGCCGTGCAGGATTCCGCGAGGTCAGAGACGCCGACCTTGAAACTGGCCTTGTTGTTTTCGATCAGGTGCTCAAGCACCAGGTCTCGATCCGCCTCGCCCATGGTTGAGATCAGTGCCCGCATCCGCTTGAGCACGGCGTCGGGATACTTCCCTTGCGCGAAATATTCGGTTATCTCGTCGATCATGGATTCCGGGGTCATGACGTTGCCACCTTGTGCCGGGGATGCCAGGGATTCTCACGCGCCTCAGCCTCGGTGAATCGTCCAGAGGCGATGAGTTCTCGGACTCGCGCCTCAAGCCTTTCCGTCTCTCGCTCATCGTGTTTCAGGGATGACGCTGCGGAAGTGGTTGAAGGGGAACCTTTGGAGAATTCGTTGCCCTCCCACGTGCGGATAGCGGCCTTCCAGTCCTTCATCGCGTTTCTGCCAACCCGCCATCCGTTCGATTCGTAGTAGGCCAGCCAGCGACCCGGATCGACGGAGTTCTTCCGTTCGGCGCAGTATGCATGGACTTCCTCCAAGTTCGGTTTCTGGAACTTGGGACGAGTGGGAGCGGCAGCTCTCTTATCCTGTTCCTGTTCCTGTTCCTGTTCCTGTTCCTGTTCCTGTTCCTGTTCCTGTTCCTGATTAGGCATAGCCTTTCGGTAACCCTTTGCGAAGGCTTTCGCGAAGGCTTTCGCGAAGGCTTCGCCTAAGCCTTTAATCTCTTGCTCTATATAGTCAAATGCTTCGTCTTTCAGGCCACATTCAGGCAACAGATCGAACTCCTTGCCCCATGCAGTGACCACATTGGGCGACTCAGGAGGATTATGCTTCACAGCGTTCGGAAGCCATATCAAATGGGCTTTGAAGTCGGCTTTGACCATGCCTTCCTGAAAGGCTTCCCGAAAGGCTTCCCGAAAGGCTTCCAGCGTCCAACCAAGCTCTTCGGCCATGGCAGCCTGACCCGTCCTGAAAAGTCCTGGGATGATCCCGGTATGCGGCCCGGTGAGCAAGAAAAGCCATAAGGATTGCCCAGAGGGTTTCATTGGTGTCAGGTTCCGGAACTTTTCATCTGACCACAGTCTGACTTCAATTTTCCGATATCGGCTCATTGTTTACCTCAATGTCTGGGAAATAAAGATCAGGCTCATGCTTCGTCATCTTTTGGATCGGCCCGTGGGAGACTTCCGCACTCGTCGCCCAGGTCGGTCATGAGCTCGTCCGGGTCATCTGAGTAGACGCACATGAGCGATCCGATGATCTGGCGCATCTCGTCAAGACCTTCCTTGAGGTCGGGATAAATGTCGAAGGTTCGGCCCTCGATGGCATCGTGGTATCCGTCCACCACATGCGTGTATGCCCGCGCCAATGCTCGGCGCAATCCGTCCATGTTGACCTTCATCCCCCCCCCTCCTTGCCGAGCGCGGCGCGGGCGATCCTTGCCATATGGGCAATCAACGGCCCCTGCGCCATCATGTGGTGCGAGTCGTGCTCGATCTTCTCCAGCGCCTCCCGCAGTCCAAGGTTGTCCTCATACCACCGCTTGGCATTGTCCCGCTCGATCTCGTAGACCTTGCGCCACTCATCGTCATCGAGTCGGGCTTGCAGTCCAAGATTGGCCTCGACCAGCCTCTCCACCCTGTCGGCCATCAGACG